CGCGTAAAAAAAATAAGCCTACCCGAAATTAATCGAGTAGGCTTTTAATTGCGAACAATATTTACTTTTGCGGATCCTTAATGTTCGATTTACGTGTCCATTTTTGCATCTTGAAACAGATACGCAAAAAGGCCCGGACTGTTTTATCTAGCATATCCTAAATAATAATTTGGGTTTAAATGTCTGTCAGCAACATAGCACCAACTGCCGCTAGCACCCTTGTATACTACATAGCGATAACCAGCTGCATAGTTGTCGATATAGCCAACATACTTAATGCTTTCGCCACTGTAGTAATACTGATATGTCGGGCTAATCCCGGCGCCGTGCCAGACCATTAGTCGCTGATTAGGTGTGAAAGTGCCGTTTTGCGCGTGTACTCCACTCGGCAAGCTAGATGAGCTAGCACTGATTGAAGTTGCCTGTTTAGCTGTCTGCAAAATCTCGACATTAGATTTATCAATCCAACTTAAGATGCCAGCAAGCAAAACTCTATTGCCTGAAATCTGCTGAACTTTATAACTCTTACCTTTTACCCAGCTCGGAATAATTGAACCATTTGACCACTTGCTAGCTGAAAAATTAACCTTAACTGTATATCCAACCGCAATATCACTTTTAGATGTCGCATTAGCTGCCTGACCTTGCTTGATCGCAGCCGTGGTAGTTGTAGGCTTAACTTTTGTAGAATTTACATCTGTTTTGGTCGTTCCATCATAACCGTTGTTTGTAACACCTAATAAATCAACATTCCCATCTAGTCCGCCAGCTTTATAGTAATCTGTAAATTGCCAAATGGCAACGTATTTCATACTTGGGAAGCCTGAATAATCAGGTGTAGTAGTTACATATGAATGAGGATAGGCGGCAATCCAAACAAATTTGTTGCCAAACGTTTTTGCAAGTTCTTCGAGGTTGACATGGGCTAACATATAAGGCTTATACGTATACAACATAGGTGTGTAGCCAGAATTTTTAATTCTTTGCATGGCATATGCAATATTTGCTGTATTCGCTTCTGTATCGCCTGTAGCACCACTTTCATAGTCAATCGCAACAATTGAACCTTTAGGCGTCTGAACTTTTGGAAGGAAGTAATCTAAGCCTCGTTTGGTTTGAGCTTGGTCACTTCCATCACTCAACCAGATATAGGTGTGCATTCTCAAAGCCTGAGCGATTCCTGTAGAAATCTGTGAGTGATAGGTACTTTGGTCAATAATCGATTGACTGTAAATGCCACCAATTTGACTAATACCAAACTTATCGTTAGCTTGACCTTTAACAAAAGTATATCCTTGATATTTAGAATTATCAGCTCCTTGGTCGTGGTCAGCACTTACACTAGCTGCAAACAAAAAAGCACCAGCAAACGCCAGCGCCCCAAGTAAGACTTTCTTTTTCAATTTTAAGCCTCCTTGCTTAACTCCTCAACAGCCTTTTGTGCATCGGCTAAAGCTTTTTGCTTAGCTTCTAAGTCTGATTTAGCCAACGCTAATTTCTTGGCTTTAGCATCAGCTAATGCTTTTTCTTGGCTAACTTCATCAGCTTTTTCTTGCTGTTCCTCAGTTTTTTGTGGATATACAGCCTCCAAAGTAGTTTTAGCTTCGGCATAAGCTTTTTCCACTGCATTTTCGATTACAGTTAAGTCTGCTTCGTTAAAGCCTAAAGCATCAAGCCCATTTTTTACGTACTCAACAGCTTTAGACTTTTTAACAGCACCCTCGATATATTTATCCACGCCAAGTTTTTCAGCAGCAATTACCGCATCTTTTGCGAGTGGAGAAACTGCATCTAAAATTGACATTGCCTGCTTGTTATCCTTGAGAAACTTAGTGATATAGGCAAAAATAACCGGTACGACTGCTGCTGCAATTGCTACTACTAAATCTGAAATATTATTTATACTCATCTTAATTTATCCTCCAAATCTTCTAGTTTGATTCCTTGCTCGTGCAACTTTATCTCATGAGATTGCAACATTTTTTCATGCTGCTCTGCTCTCGTTTCCAACGTGTGCAAGTTTTTTTCTTGCAATTCATGCGAACGTTTAAGGTCGTTTCTTACGCCTTGTATAGGCAGTTCAACATATCTTTTTAAAAGCCCACGTAAAAGATAGCCAACTGCACTAATTATAGCTACGATTGACCCCCATTCGTCCCAACCTAACCCTAAAACTTGATGTGGCACATACAATCAACTCTTTTCTATCGTTTCATTTTTCTCGTCTCTGATTTTTTAAAGTAATTTAAACAATAAAAATAGTGCTAAGCCAAAACGGCAAGCACTAAAAATAAAAAAAGCAATATTAAAATCTTATGTCACTTGAATATGGGATAATATCTCCAAAATTATTAAACAGTTTGTAAGCCATTATAGTTAGTCCTGCAATTAATACAATCACACAGCAAAAACAATTAACAATATTTTTTTGCAAGAATTTATTTGAAACTTTTTTAATTGCTCTAGGAATGAATACTGGAGCAAAAATCAAAAAGTAATCTGCTATTCTTATCAACATTTGAGAGTTCATACCAATAATATAAAATAGAGAGCCCAACACTGTAGCGAAAAATGTAAATGAATATATTTCACTACCGAAGACGTCAGTCATAAAAAATGCAGTTCCAGCAATTAGGATAAAGAAAAGCCCAAGGATTAGTGCACCCCCTCCAGCAGCCAAAGAACCAGATTCGACAGTGGAAATGTACATGTTGTAATGGCTGAATATTTCTGCAAATAGTTGCAATATTTTATCAACATTGGCAAGCATGACAGAAAGTGCGATCGTGCTAATGATAAGCGATTTTTTGTTTTTCTTAATCTTTATTAAGGCGAAATTCAGTAAGGCTATCAATGCTGTACTGTGAATACCAACGGCTAATAGGAAAAATACAAGAGCTTTTAAATATTTCTTTTCTATAAAAAAACACGTTGCAAACATTGCGATTGAAACAGCAAGCATTTGTCTTTGAATATTGAAACTGTCAAAATAAAAGTAAAAAGAAATGTATATAAAAACTGCTATAAAGCTTTCAAAAAAATCGCTTTTTAATTTTTGCAACGACAAAATGAAAAACAGCACCGTCAAAAATGATAAAGCAAGCAAAAAAACATGATAATTACCATTTGTTAAATTCCAGATTGTCTTGCTCAAAAAGTTGTATGCAGCAACCCCGTTCCCATTAAAGGAAGTGTCTTGGCTTAAGAAAATGCCTACATATTGTCTAGTATCAGTGCCAATCCAATAATCTCTTAATCCCATTACTAATGACAATTGAATTGTTATAAAAACATAATATGTTCTCAAAAAATTAGGCCTTACGAAATAAAAAAACAGGCTATAGCAAAAAAAGATAGCTAGCTGAAAAAAGTAAAATATCATTATATTTCCCCTCAATTAATATATTGCTTTTTCAGTATAATCTTTTTTATAAATGCTATCAATATCCAGATTAGACAAAATGAGACCAAACTGGGCCATTAAAGTAATTTTCGTACAGATTAGTTATATCTTGTCCCACTCTAAGATATATTGAACCATCTTCAAAAGCAATCTGTGGCGCAAACCCCTGCCAATATTCTGCTGTTAAAGTAATGTTTTTATTATAAAATTTTTCAATATTTGAGTAATCATTCCAATCAGCGATTTTATAAGTCCCAGCTTTTAGCGTTGCTAAAGGGAAAATCGAAATTGACGCATAAATAGTGTCACCCTTTCGCCGGAGCAAAAAGAGATTATTTTTACTAGAGTCAAGTATTCCTGATGTGGTCAATGTTACTGGTACAAACCCCGAATCGTTTTCTAAGCCATTTGAAACATAAAACGGTTGAGTTGTGTCTGACAAATCAAAACTGCCTAGACTTGTCAGTTCAAGGATATGCCATCGTTCTGAAACACCAAAATAGTTTCGACTAGTATACTCAATCCAATAAGGGTTTGCAGGCCTAGGCATTGCAAAGGCGTCATTTGACATAACTTTAATTTTATATGTGTTGTCTAAATCTAAAAAATAAATTTTAGTCACATGAGTTATTTTATCTAGGTGAAGGCTTACTTCTGCATCTCCACCTGTTCCGTACGGTAAAACATATATCTGCGGAAGCCCATCTTCGGGATATATCTCGTTTGTACCAGCTGTCAGATCTGTTTCAGGATAAGCAAGGATTTTTTGGGCTTGGGAAAACCCATGATTAGTGTTGTTAAAAAAGCTAATTGCTTTTTGGATCAAATCATTTTCAGAGCTATCATTAATTGGCGTGATTGTGAAATGCTGAGTTCTAGATGCATCAGTTGAGTAGACTTGTGTTAGATTTTCCCAAGTCGACATATCTTTAGTTTCTAATCGCCAAGAAGATCTCGTTGAATATCCATCAGCATAGAGATAAACTATCCCATCAACGTTAATCATTGACGGTCCTTCAACCATACGCCCAAAATCTGGTGTTGTAACATAAGCCCACGTCGTTAAATCAGTTGAACTATATATCTGTATGTTTTTTGCACCATCAGTTTCGTCCTTAATAGCAAGATAATACTTTCCATTAAATTTAATAACTGTTGGGTCAATGTGTGTAGTGTGGTTGTCTGGATCTGGGAGTGTGATTTCCTGCCATACCAAACTATCCATATTAGTAATGTCTGTTACTTTTGCGATAAAAAGTGACATTTCTAAATTGCTACTTCCACCAGTTGACAGCAAGTATATCGTGCCATCATCATCTACAAAAATATCTGGTGCCCACGTTTCAGCTGCCCCAGTATCTTTTATTGAAACGTTTCCCCATGTTACTAGGTCATCCGAAATGGCAGCCCCGATTGTGCTTAAACTCGAATATGTTAAAAGAAACTTTCCATTAACGTAGTGTAAAGACGGATCACCAATGCTGTCAGATTCCAAACCTAGTGGCTTAGTTTTGTTAATGGGGATTAGATGCTGATAGTCATTTGAAACATAAAGATCCAAGCTTTTTGTATCTGTACCAGAAAAAGACGAAATCAAGGCCTTAAAAGGAAACACTGTTCGTGACACTCTGATATTATTAAGATCATCATCATAGCTGTCTAGTCTTGATTTTAAATTAGGCTCAATCGTGCCGTCTTTTTTTGTTCTAGCATCAACAATTTCACTTGGTTGTTCAACCCCACTTATCAAGTTATTTACTCTAATTTCATAACCATCAAAAATCCCTTGAAAATACGTTGACAACGATAAACCGTAGTTCATTAATTGCGACCAATTATAATTTTTTTGCTGGTATACATTTCTATTTTGAAAACCAGATGGCTCATATTCTAAAAGTAATTTTGGTAAATCTGTCATTTCTTATCCTCCTTAGACAAAAAGACTATTATATCCATAATTAGCATCTACGTTTTCACCTTTCCAATTATTGTCAAACTGCCACGCGCTCGCGCCTGAAGGTTTTTTTAAAGAGCTAGTTGAAGAAATCCAGTCGTATTTCCCTAAGCCGTAATCAATTTTACTTCCAAACCAGCTTTCCTCTGCATATACGCAAGTACCTGTGTAGCCCGCGTCAATTAAAACTTGAAGAAAATTTAAAATTTCTGTATCCAGATTGTTTTTTGAAAGAGCAATTGAACTATCTCCAACATTTAAAGCTACAACTGCTGTCTTAGGTACATTGTTTGCTTGCAGTTGTGCCAAAAAATATTGTCCCTCTGCTGTACCGTTTCCCATGAAATAGTGATAACAGCCAACCAAATCCAGTCCAGCCAATTTCCCGTTAGCAATCTGCGCAGCTGCTAGTGGGTTAGTGTAATCAGTTGATTGAGTTAGTTTTACAATTAGCCCCTTAGCACCATAATTTGCCAACTTGGCAAACCATTCTGTTGAGTCATTTTCATTATTGCTTGAAACATCAATGAAAATTCCCTCAGACGAAACCTCATTGACCTCCTTTTGTAAAGATAAAATTAAATTGTTTTGTGAATCATATTCAATTTTAAGTTCTTTGTAGTACTGATCCAGTGTCAGTAGCCCTTGTTTCAACTTTTTTCCTAAAGCAGCATTTTCCTGATATGCTTCTCGCATTTTATTGATGTATACGTTAGGGTCAAATATCTTGTTTCCAAACGTGATTGATCCGCTATTTTTGGTGTCCTGCGGGTAATACGTCCGTGACTGCACTCTAATCGAAATATCAATCCCAAAACGATTTCGCAAGTAGCCATAATTGCCAATTGACGTGTCATTAGCGAAACCTTGTAAGCTGTTTTTAAAGTCCACATAGTCCATGCTATATTGCACATCTGGGTAGTCATGCACTTGCGATTTTAGCTTAGCAGCAAGCGTAGCTACATCAGTAATTGTGTCACTCTGATAAGGCTCAGCCCAGATTTTCCCCCATGTTGTAGCGGCAGGGCTGGTATACTCAGCTGAGCAAGCATATGTGCCATCATCATTTTGTTTTCCGTTACCCTTGATATAAGTTGTGATTGTCGAGTAATCTTCTTGTATGCTAATTTTTCCGGCATTAGCTCCCTCGACAAACAAAAAAGCCCCCGAATTGCCTATCGTTGACTTAATGTGAATCACGTAGTTATCAAAATAAAACTCAAAACTAAAATCGCTAGCAAGTTGCGTTAGCAAATCATCAGAGTAGCCGCCACCGAACGTTTCACTAAAACTGTAATTAGCAAAAGTCCCGTCAATCTGATAGCTGAACGGTGTGCCGCTTGTAATCATATCCATGCAGGCTTTTAATGTCTGCGTGTTAGTAACAGTTGCCGTCACATAATTATCATGCAACTTATATCCCACACTCGTACATGTGACTGTGTATTGCACTTTATCGCCAACTGATACCGGGTTTGATTGCAAAATCATGAATTTTTTACCGGTTGTTGGCTCAGTTACTATTGTTCGTGGTACCATCATGTCAACCGCAACATAGTTTGGATCTTGCTCATCATTTGGATTAACTAAAAACACAAAAGACAGCTGATCGAAACTGCTAAGAGTTTCCGTGATTGCGATATTATAAGCTATAATTGGCGTCTGGTCGCCATTAACATCTTGTATCCAAAGCAATTATCAGTCCCCCTTAATAATAGAAATGTGTGTCAAAACTAATTGTAAAATTGCTAGCTCCGGTTATCTTGAACTCGTTCCAACCCACCGCTAAATCCAGATAAGCATGATTGCTTGCTCCGTAATCTTGACTGCCATTGACGATAGGCACAAGCCCTTTTAAAATCAGTGAATCACTTGCAGTTAATGCTCGACTGAGTGTAAAAGTTTGACCTGTTGTCACATTTTCAATGCTTAGTGAGCTAGCAACCACGCCTGAAAATGCAATTGTAACAGGGTGTTCCTCTGCCCGCAACGGGATAATCGAAGCATTATAGACTTTAAAACTCGGTGTTGTAAACGTGTAATCTAAATCTGTACCGTTTGGCAGATTTTCGCCAATTCCCCAGCTTTCTGCATCATACGTGAAAGGCGTCTGTGTTGTTGCTGTTGATTCGGCAAAACCGTCTATGCAGAGCAAACTAATTGATACGCTTTTTAGTTTGTGATAGTTGTCAAGTTGAGTTATATCAAAAGCCTCAGCTACACATTTCCAACGAAGATAAGGCGTTCGCATTGAGATTACATAAAAATACTCATCACTCATGAATATTTGTCGCAACATTAAGCGTTGCAACTCCATGTCATAATTGTCAGTAGCAAAAGCATCTAAAACAAGTGGAATTGTTGTCTGCTGAACCTCACTATTAGTTAAACTAGCGTGGTACTTGCCAACTTGTTGCCACGTATGTTGCCAATTGGCACTTGGCGGGTTGAAACTGACTACTCCGAACCCCATTTTGCCTAAGTTATAGATAGTTCCATCTTGCCGTTCTATCAGGATAGTTGACGGACGCTCAGTTAAATGCCACATTAATAACTGCCCCCTACTCTAATGGCTGTTCCAGTTGCGCTGACTGTTAATTCTCCTGCTTGTAAAGCTTTAATCGTTGGATAAGAAACAGTTCCGATAGTTTTGCCGTCAAGCTTAGCATTAACAGTAATGTTGCCTTTAATACCGCTGATCGCTGATTTAACCGCATTTTGCAATGCAGATGAATCAATACCTGCACTATTGTTCTGTAGTCCGCCTTTAGCACCAACATAAGCCGCTGCTTGGCCTAAAACTGCATATGTGCGGTCAATCCCAGCAACTGACGGATTCGGCACGACAAATTCCTTTTGGTTGCCTTCGAAAAGTCTGTAAAGTCCCTCTTGGTCACCAGAACCGCCAAATGCATAGCCATGGCCATTGCCTAAGTAGGATAGACTAGGACCATATGCTCTTTTTGCATAACGTAAACCTGCTAATAAATCATCGTAACCATTCCAAATATCGCCATGCCCTGAAAACTTATAAGCATTAAATGTACTTCTTTTAGTTTGCATTAATCCTAGCGCTGGGCCTGAACCATCGCCGTCTGGGTCACTGCCTGCCTGTCGCGCGTTAGGATTGCCACTAGATTCAGTAGCTATTTGCCGTAAAACCTTAGCAACCATAGCATCACTAGTGCTTAATCCGTTAGCAGCCAATGCTTTTTTAACATCAGCAGTCCAACGCTTAACACCTGAGCCGGACGGATTAGCAGAGGTGCCACCTGCATCGCCGTCAATAGCATCTTCAAGGCCGCTCAAAGTCTTTTTAAACCAATTAACAGCATTGTTAGCTAAATATCCGCCAGCGCTGCTTGCAAGTGTGTTCCATACGCCTTTAGCACTATTAGTTACTTTGCTAAATATTCCTTTGATTGTTTTCAGTGGGTGAGCAATAGCATCTGCAATTGCTTTAGCCTTGTCGGTTGCACTGCTAATAAACGATTTAGTACCGCTCCAAAGTTTTCCAAGCCAGTCACCGGTTCCGCCTGCATATTGTGGAATATTGCCAAAGATTGACTTAGTAATTGCCGCTGGCACTACTGAATCGCCCTCATCTAAGTAGGTAAGCACGTTTCGACCGTTCGGAATATCGACAGAACCATCTTTTCTAAGGATTGCCTCTCTAAAATCAGACGCTTGCTCATCATTGACAATTGCCGGAGTACCGCTTTTAACTGGTCCCGATCCTTTTGCCAACTTGGGAATATCGCTGATTGCCTTTTTGCTGCCGCCAAAGAAATGGACTACGGTATCAACGCCATCAATGCCGCCATTCAGAAAGCCAATAACGCCATTTATACCGCTTTTAGCTGTTCCTTTAATATCTTTCCAGATTCCACTAAAGAAGCTGCTTACGCCATTCCACATATCATGCCACTTGCTTGAAATAGCGTCTAAAATGCCGGAAATATCATTTTTTAACGAATTGAATACTCCGGTGATACCTTTCCAGATACTTTCAGCTTTGCTAACAACCCAGCCACTGATTGCATTCCAGACGCCAACTGTCACACTCTTAATGCCATTCCAAATGTTACTTACCTCAGAAGCTAATTTGTTAAACGTTTTTGTAACTGATTTCCAAATATCTTCAGCAACATCAACTACAAAATTCTTGATTGGATTCCAGATTGACATAGTGAACTTTTTGATTGCATTCCAGATGCCTTCAATATCGTCTTTCAGTTCATCAAACCATTTAACAACAGTTTTCCAGATTGACTTAGCTGTGTCGACAATAAAGTCGCTAATCTCGTCCCAAATTTTTTTGACAAATTTGTAGATAGTATTAAAAACATCGGAAGTGTATTTTTTTATGCTATCCCAAATATTTTCAATATCTTTCCAAAGCTGCTTGAGATAATTAACCACTGATTTATACGCTTCTTGAATAGGCTTTACAATGTATTGCTTAATCAAGTTCCAAGCTGCCATGGTTGGCTTTTCAATTAATTTCCAGATTGCAACTACAGTAGCTACCATTAAAATCAGCGGAGCGAGTGCGGTATACACAATACTTTTGAAAGCCAATTCAGCTGCTTTTTTAAGGCCATTCCAAATAACGCTTGAAACTTTTTCAATACCTGACCAAATAGACGACCAAGTTTTGCTAATGGTTTTGCCCCAGCTTGAAAGAGTTTTGCCAACTGATCCCCAGAAACTGTTCCAGCCTTTTTCAAACGATTTAAGACCAGAGTTGACTGAACCCCAAATTGAATCAGCCCATTTTCTAAAATCAGAATTATTATCATAAAGAAGCTTTAAGCCACCTGCAATCGGATTGACAAGCATCAAAGCTAAACCTACCCAATTCTTTTTAACCCAATCAAATGCCGTCTTTAGACCTGAAACGATTGCTTTTCCAACAGCATCAACAGCATCTCGGAAAGGCTTAATGTGCTTGTATGCTTCATAAAATGCAAGCCCAGCCGCAACGATTGCAGCACCTATTAAAACGAAAATATTAGTATCCATCAATACCATAGCTGCAATTCGAACAGTTTCTATAGCACTCTTAAGCCCATTAAATGCAGTTACTGCAATTCCAATAACACTTTTGGCCCCTTTAACGGCTAGCACGGCTGTAACTATTGACCCAATAGCGATTCCAACAGCTTGTAAAGCAGAATGCTGATTAGCTAAACTTTGAAGCCCTTTTGCCACCGACCCAATTGGACCGGCTACCTTTGTAGCACTTGAAACTAATTTAGAAAGTCCTTTAGCAGCAATGGTAATTACATCAGCAAATGTTTCAAACGCTCCTTTAGCAACTTCGCCAGCAATTTCGCCTAATGGTTTCACCACTTGTGATAGAGCATCGACCACTGCATTTAGTGCTTGCGATATTCCGACTATAGTATTAAACGCTCCTGAAAAATTGAGCTTTTTTCTTGCATCATCAGATTTGGAACTAATATCTTTAAACCCATTAGCAATGCCCTCTATAATTGAATTGGCTAACCTAATAGTTCCACCCGTAAGCACACCAACTAGACCGCCAACGGCTGATTCAACAGGCTCAATTGCTTTTGCAAAGTCTTTAAACGACCCAACAAACGAATCAACGGTTCCTTTGACACCACTAGACGTAATTACACCTGCTACGTTGGCTTTAAAGCTCATTGCAAATGAGGATAGAATGTTATTTATCCCACTGAAAGCAGTCATAATTACCGTTGTAGCACCATTTGCAACAACAGCAAACGACTTACCGAAGCTTTTCAAATTTGACATTGTAGAAGGATCGTTAACCCATTTCATTACTGACTTAGCTAACGGATTTTCGGCAGTCAAAAAAGGATTGATAAATGCAGAAACAAGTGCCGGAGCTTTAGCTTTGATGGCACGCTCCATACCGGGCAATGTGTTCATCATATTGTCGGCAGAAGCTTTATACTTGTCGCCTAACTGATTAATAACGGTCATGGCATCTTTTGCGCTAATCTTGCCAGCTGACATTTCTGCCTGTAATTGTGACATTGTCAGTTTTGAGTTTTTTTGCACCTTTTGCTCATATTTCAACAGGTTTTCACCAAACATAGGCAAATAATCAGCAATCTGGTTAAAATCACCCAATTGAAGCTTTCCACCACTTAGTGTGTGTGTGAAATCTTGTCCTAAAGTCTTGACCTGATCTGATGAAAGACCGATCGTATCTGCTAATGTCAGGAATGATGTTGTTAGCGTTTGAGTTTTACCAGAATCATCTAAAACATGATAAAATTGCTGGTCAAGTTCATCGACCATGTCTCTTGACTGACCAAACTTAGTCGAAAGCGTGTTAGCCATATCAACCATGGCTTGACCTTTAGAAGCACTGTTGGTTAAAGTCGTCCACGATGCTAAAGAAACTTGCTGTTCTTTGTTGTATTCAACAGAAGATGAAATGAGTTCCTTCATGCCCTCTTGGAGTGCGTTAATACCATTGAAAACTAGTTGCCCAGCAAATGATCCAACAATAATGTCTTTAAGCCGGCTAAAACGGCTGCCAGTATTGTCAGCTTCATCTTTCAGCTTTTTGAGCCCAGAACTAGCATTATCGTTTAATTTAACCTCAGTAACACGCTTAGAAGGTATTTTTCTTAGCAGCTCCTCATAATCAACAGCTTTTCCATCGCTAACTTTAGCTAGCAATTCTGTTTGCTTTGATTTTGGCAATTTTTTGAGCAGTGATTCAAAGTTCTCAATACCGTTCATTTTGGCGTCAGCGATCAGCTTTGTTTTTGCTTCACCAGGTAATTGTTTTAACTTAGCTTTAGAATCGCTAACCTTTTCGTTTAAATCAGAGTTATTGCCTTTGATTTTTTGCTCTGCGTCTTTTTCAAAAATATCAACAACTTTTTTGTGCGTGGATTCAGCGTCTGATTCAACTTTGTCAGTGTTTTCTTCAAAACTCTGATCTAGCTTGTCACCTGCTCCCTCACCAACGCTGCTGAAAAGACTTTTGATTTTTTGAACATTACTTTCGGCTTTTTCAATCGGAATATTTAAATCAATATTTATTGCTCCATCTGCCAATTAGTTTCCTCCTTTCTTTAAGATTGTGCTTGCTTTTTAAGAGCTGCAAACACATCATTCATTCGTTCTTCTTGTGCTTCAACTGACTTATTGCTATCAAGTTCGTAAAATGCCTTAGCATTTATCAAATTAGTAAGCTGAGGGTCTTTTAGATCAGTTGTAGGCTTCTGACGAATATCAATAATCTTTTTTAAATAAGTGTTGTCATTTAAACCTGAAAACATTGCTATAAACTTGTCCCAATGCAGCTTTCCTTGCATATCAATCAAGTCAATATGATACTGCTCCATAAATGATGAGTAGATGGCTTCTGCATCTTGTGTGAACGAGAAAAAGCGTTCTGTCGGCTCATCATCGGGGTTGCTGTAAGGCGTTTGAGCAATGTAATCTGAAATTGATTTAATTGCTTTAACTATCAAATCAACATTTAACGACTCCTTACCAAAAAACATTTCAAAAGAGATAATCATTATTTGCGAGTTATCAAGGCTTTTGTCTTCCAACAGCTCATACCACCGTAAAACATTATCAAAGCTAAGATTAGCTTCTAATTTTTCACCATGATAAATGAATGTATGTTCTAACTCTTTAGTTAGACTAAGCATCGAGATCACCGCTTGTTTGAAGTGTATTTATTTTTCTTGTTTTTGAAGTTCTGACGTGTTTCTTTGTCGGCTTCTTTGTACAACTCGCCCATGATGAGAGTTAACATTCTTGTGTCCTGATGATAATAGTCATAGATGCGTTTACCTTCACCCTCGCCAAAATTAGAATCAAAGAAGTCAGTCATAATTTTAGTTGCATCAGCTAATTTATCAGAAACATATTTTTCCTGTTCATCAAGTGACATCTTTTCAGCTTCTTCATCGCTGATTTTTTCAGCTTGTTTTTTCATGTCGCCGGCTCTAAGCATCGCTTTATAGACATCTTTTCGAAACTTATCATTGAAAACTACATCATAATTTTTTGTGCCAATGATCACTGTTTCAGTGTTTTTAAATTTAGCGTCAATATTAATTGCCAATTTGATTCCTCCTGTTTGTCCGTCTCATTTTTCTCGTCTCTGTCGTCAATGTTGAATCGACTTAGTCAGTTATTTTTGAAAATTATCCTTGGGTAGTACCACTTGTTGGAGCAGTATATACAGGTTTCCCGTTAAACACTGCCGTAAAGCTAAATGTCTGCTTAGCAGAAGCATTACCACCGCTTGCAACGATTGCTGTTAAGGTGACTGTACCAACGATTGTTGAGCCATCTGGCTGAGTCCATCTGAACAGTGTCTTAAGACCGTCGCCAACTTCAAGCGCTAAGCCAGCAATAAAATCTTGTGCTGTATCGCCTTGTTTGCGGTGCCCAGTGAAAGCTAACTGCAATCGCTTGCCAGTGATGTCATCTGAGCCAAAGCCTTCGCCATCGTAATATTCAGTAGTATCAGCAGTCTCATTGAAAGACGGCGTTACCTGTGAAATTCCAGCAGCTAAAGTAGACCAAGATGCTTTTGTAAGATCAGCTGGGTCAGTATTTCCTGCTGTATCAATTTCGTATTTGTTTTTGTAATTAAGAACAAATTCTGTCATGTTAAAACCTCCTAGTTAATGTTTGTCCAAACTAAAACGGCAATATCCAGTAAATACTGAACATTGCCGCTTGTATCTTTGAGTGTCATTGCTGGCGCGCTAGATACGTTTATTTCTTCAAATTCAAATGTTCCATTAGCACTTTGCAAGTCAGTTAGGCTTTGCAAGTATTGACTAATCGTAAATAGTTGTTGCTTAACAACTTGTTGGCTGGTATTTTCAACCGTGATCGCATAATTATATTGCCACTCCTCGGCACCAGCATAATCTTCGTCAACCTTGACACTTCCCGGTTCAGGAACTAACCCAACCGCGTTATCAGGTGCCATGTAGTCGACTTTAATCTGTATGCCGGTTCCAGCCCTAATAGACTTAACGAAGCTGCTCTTGCAAATCGAGCGTATTATCAGCCATTAAAACCAGCTCCGTTCACAAATGCTTCTGATACTTTTTTCATCAAGTTTGCATTGCCCTTTAGCCTCAAATCCCAACGTCTTGATGTCCCGGATGTCGTGTATTTATAGACTCGGTGGCCTGGCGCATTTGCCAACGAATCCATAGAACTGAGCACGAGCGTAAGTGGCGTTCCAAATAATGCTGCTGCCATCAGCGCTTACTTTTGATTCAGAACGCAGATTAGTATTGCTATCTTTGTGCAGTAGCGGTACGTAATTGGCTGTTCATTGCTTGCATCGCATCATTAGCAGCAGCGATTCGCCCACGTTTCAGGCTTGCTTCACTAAATTTACGATTTAAGCCAGTAAAATCAGTTGAAACACTAATACTCATCACAGCACCTCCAATTCGTATGACAGAACCTCATTGCTAAATGGATCGCGATTGTCGATAATAGTCTGTAAGCTGTACTCGTTTCCCTCGAATTCAATCTTCGAGCTGTAATTAGCTTTTGTGAGCGTTGGAAAAGGGAGTTGAAACAGCCTGCATACAGATAGACAATCGCATTAGCAACCACTTCACGGTTATTATTTGTGCCGGTGTAAATTGTCTGCGGCTGAAATACGCAATTTTCAATAGTAGATGTTTCATAAAGCGGACTATCGTTGTAAATATCGTTTGGATCAGTTCCGAGATATTTTTTAAGTGTGATCGTTTGATTTGCCATTGATTTAGGAATTAAGGGTGCCATATAGCACCAACTCCCCGAAACAATAAACCTGTTTGACCGAGCAAATTCAAAGCTGAGTAGCAAATCCCACTGTTTGAATCAACCACCGCTGTATAATCTTGGCTGCGAGTAATTGACGTACGGCCGATACTGATTGACTTAACAGCCTTGTCAACTAGATCAGTTGGCGAAGTAATGCCTGTTTTTGCTACAAAATCGCATTGCAAAGCCAAGGATTTCTTAAAAATAGCAACTCGACCTGTATCGGCATCATCAGCAATCGAATTTTTAACATAGTAGCTTTGAGTGACTGCATCAAATTGCGATTCTGCATTGGCTTCAATCGGGTCAAAAGCAGATTCGTTTGCAATTGTGCTGAAACCATAGCTTGCATACTCAGCAAAAGTTAAATAAGCCATGTTAGACCTCCTTTAAGCCGCCCTTGCGTATTGTTTATTTCTGTAGGCGACTAATTGGTTGCTTAGCCATTGCTTGATGAAGATGCAGGCTTAATTTGAACAATTTTTGCATCGTTCATAATAGCTACACCATAATGCTCATCAGCATTAACTTTTGTAAGCTTGTAGTCAATATCACGGGCTGTTTCAAGCTGGATTCCACGCTTAAGATAAGTTTTCATAGCACCAGGAAGTGCGGCAATCCCATATCCAACTGCCAATTTACGTGTACGGACAATCTGCCAACCAAACAATTCTCCAAATACCCCAGTAACTAAAATGGAGTCACCTAACTCAGTTGCTCGAGTCCAATCAGAAGCAGCTAATTTTCGTAAAGCATTTGCGTCTTTAGGATTTAAGAACAATACACCTGTTGCTGTATCATCTGTTTCAGTATTGAAATCTGATGTTGAGTCGATCATTTGACCTGAAATAGCATCAGGCAAGTCTAAATCAATCGCATGTTGAACAACAAGTGGAGCTGTCTTAGCAGTCACTAAAATGTCGTTGTCAAGCTTAGACCCAATAGACAAACCTAATTGACGAGTTCCCTCGCCAACTGGATCACCATAACCAGAAAGAACAGCTTCATCGGTAAGTTTCACACCAATACCAGCTTTCTTAATAGTTACTTTTTGAGTAGCTGTAAGCAATTGGTTGTACTGAATTGCAGCACCTTCAGCGACATCTTGTGCGTCTCCAATGTACTTGTAGCGTGGTACTGTTACCGTGTCGCCTGGACGCCCCTCAAGCGTTGTGTCAATAGGAGCAATCGAAGTAAACCTAATTGCTTGTGGTAATTGTGCCTGAAGCATGGTAGCCATAACTTCGGGGTCAATCATTTGTTCTAATTGTGTCAATGTAGTATCAGCCATTTTTTATCATTCTCCTTTATCTAAACTTTCAGACGCCTGTTTGTAAGCATCTGGATTTGATTTTTTGGCTGCTAGAATTTCTTGATATGACATTTTCGAGAAATCTAATTTAGCAGCACCACCGTTTTCGCCGCTTGCCGGATTGCCAGTGACGATAGCTTTAACTTGAGTTTTCTTGCCTTGGCTATCATCAGATTTAAACAAGTAATCATGTGATTCTTGAATCTTTTCTAGTTGCTCCTTTAAACCTGTTATCTCGCCCTTTTCATCAAGCTTGATAACGTCCTGATCCAACAATGGCGATAAAATCTTTGTATCTTTAGCACCTGCATCACGTAAGGCAAGCTCAATAGCATTTGACTTTTTGACGTTAGCTAATTTGCCTGCAAATTCTTCGTCTTTCGACTTAATCTGCGACTGCAAATCAGACAATTGGTCTTTGTACTTTTGACTAAGGCCTTCCGCTTTTCCAAGCTCATCAATCTTGCTATCACGCTCTTTAACCTGTGCTGTAAGTGTTTCGTTTTGGCTTGACAAATCATCAACTTTCTTCTGCAATTCCACAGAGTCTGTATGCGACTTACCAACCTCCGTCATGATTTTTTCTAAGTTATCACCCTCAATACCTAATTCTTTTAAGAAATCTCGTGTAACTGCCATTATGCAAATCTCCTTTCGTGTTTTTATCGAAGCAACGACTCCGATTTGATTGCATAAAAAATAAGCAGTTTATTTACGGCTCATACTTAGGAGCCGGTTATATTTAATTTATTTTGCTTGTCAAACTATGAACACAATCTGCTGAAATAATAAAATCTTGACCGTCAGCAATCATAAATCTTAAATACTGATGTTTCTTAACGCCTAGCATTGCTGTGATAGTCTCATCACTTGCTAGGACATCTTTTGAGCGAAGGACGGTTGTTGTTTCATCTTTTTCGTTATAAGCCCAATACTGTAATAAATAAGGTTTCATAACTTGCTCCTACTTTTTAGTTATCTGCTCTCTATCATATTGACGAGTTAAGAAATCATTATCTTTAACAATGTCTCTCAGTTTGCTTTGATATGAGCTTATCCTTGACTTTAAATTTGCTTGAGCTTGTTTATCGTTTAACCGATTAGCCAAGTCTAAATCGGCTTTCAGACTACGTATTGACCGCTCATAATACCGTTGCTTTTGCTGAACCTGCATATTTGCAATAGCTTCGTCAGGATCATATTGCTTCTGAAAGTTATGTGATACTCCCTCAACATACGGATATAAATGATGGCCGCAATTGATCCCTTGCGTACCTCCAGCGGTACCATAGCCGTAATTGTAGATTGTCGGGTATTTATCGTTGTATATCTCGCTTGATTCGGGCACAACATTAACCACACGCCCTTGAATTGGAGCACACGCCGGTCTAGCAGCCGGGTGGCTTGTCATTGTAGCAAGTGGACTTTTGAAATCTTTCATTGTCTGGATTCGGACGTCATTATATGTCCTGCCAACTTGCGTATTAACAACCATACGTGTATATCCTTCAAGCGACCAATTATGCCCGACTGAATCAGTTAGCTTAGTTTTGATGCCATTATCACGCCATTTATAGATATTATCTTTAAAAGCCCTGTCTGGCGTTTTAAGGCCAGTTGCAACTTCCAAAGCTGTTTGATTGATTATTTCCTCAAAAGCTTTAGAAGCGTTGTTATTTTGATAATTTCGTTGCAATAGTGTGCTGTCAACATTTTGGCTAAGACTGCCAACCGTCTGCCTTGCATATCCAGCAATCAATGCGGTGATTTCAGCACTGATTGGAACGTGTTTGTTTAGCAAATCAGTCATTTGTTGGTTAATATCAGTTGCAACCGTCAAACCGTCTTGCTTAATCAGCTTTAGAATATCTGATTGGCTCTTTTTTGACGTTTTAGCGACTAACTTAACAGTTTCAGTAGTCAATGCACCAAGCTTAGCTAACATTCTCAGCTTCCAGTCAAGGATATTTTTGCTATCTTGCAATAAAAAGTTTTCGCTTTTTGAAGCGTCAATCAGCAGATAAAAGATTCGCTGTTGCAGATCAGTATAATAATCAGCTATTTGGTTTGCCTTCGTTTGCATTTGGTTGCTTGTTACCATTATCATCACCGCCATATAGCCCAAGCTCAGCGTTAGTAGCCGGCTCAGGAGTTTCAGACTTGATTAAGCTCAATTCTTGTTGCGCTTGTTCTTCGCTCATGCCTAAGTTGCGAACCAAAAATGTCTGTTTAGACAAAGTGTTAGCCGTAACCATTGATAAATCATTTTTAAGCTGGGCGTCTTTATCAACAAACACCCCATCAGCAAAATCAATGTTAATCTGTAAATCATCAACATCGCCATTCCAACGTGGTTGACCATCAGAAAACAGATTCCCGCATTTTGCCAGCTCAAAGACTGCTCTAATCATTGCGGTTATTTGCTTTTGTACTTGTGTCAGATAACTAGAACGTGTCTGATAAGTCATTGAGTTGTTGCTTACGACTTCGGTAGCTGTCTGAACTCCGTCAGGCGTTGTTGTAAATGTTCCTTGTGACAACCCTATCTGGTTTTCAAACTCATGCAGGTAAATATCAATAGCTGCCTGATACTGCACAGTCCGAATTGGCGAAGTTAAATCAGTTATCTTCATGTCATCATCGCCATACATTGCTTGATAGACAGATTCGTCTGCATCAAACATAGCTGGGTGTGATTGTTCAGCCTTTTGGCTGCCAAATCCGCTAGGAAACTTGCGTAGCATTTCAGCAGGCACAGCTACACGTCTTTTGCCCATCTTGACTTCCCAATAGAATTGATCATTGACTGTGTTAATCGCATCAACCGTTCTAATTGAGTTATCAACCAACCCAAGACCAAGTGGGCTTTCAAGATTGCGGTTATTGGCTCCAGGGTTCTTGTAATATGCAAATAATGGATATTTCAAGCCCTGAAATGTAATCTGAGATTGCAAATCAGCATATTCATCAAGCGTATCCAGTGGCACCTGATTGCCAACCTCACTTTTGTTAGTCGAGCGATACAGCTCATAGCTAATCTGATAATCGCCATTGTCAAGCCACTGATGAAACTCTAGCAGCGTGTAATAAGCGGTTGTATTATTGCCTTCTGAACGTTGCGTAACACTTGCGATAGCAGCTTCATCTATTTTGCTTGTGTTCGAGTTGAGCGGATAAAATAAGTCAGTTGCTACCCAAGCGAACTTAATCTGGTCATCAGCAATGTAAGGCCGAACAGCTCCACCACCCAAGGCAATTGACGGTTCAAGCTTTTCCTCGTAGGTCAGATAAAAATCTTCGGCTGCTGCGATCGATTCCCACAAGGCTTCTGCATCATTATCGCCATCGATTGTGATTTTGCATTGCTCATTAAAGATAATTGACGCTAATCTTCTAGCAGCCATCTTAGTAACATTAATGCCCATAAGTGGTCGATGTTGTCGATCACCATACGAGTTTCTAAAAATAACATCACCAAAGTTGCCACGATAATACTCTTTAGCCAGCCGGATACGTTCGTATTCATTAGCCGGAATAGCAATACGCGGATCATCAGTAATATTGCCAAGTGACTTTGTAGCTCCCACAGCAGCACTTCCTTTCCAAAATAGATTTTTGATGCTTTGAATTAAGCCCACGAACTCGCCTCCTACCACTTCAATCCAAGATCACGCTCATTATCAACACACAAGTACATAAACGCATCACACGAATGATCATGCTCTTTGATTACTTTTGGATCGTCACTTTGCATCGTGTCAGCGTCCCATTGATACCTTTTGTGTTCATCAATAAAAATTGCGTTGTCTTCTGTATCAAGGTAATAAAAACGGCCCTGCGCTAATAAATCTTGCACACGGTCGATCATGTCTACTTTTTTTAATTTGTGAACTTTATGAAAATGAATGCCGTGGTCATTGTAGAACTGGTTATCTAAAGCACCCTCAGCAGAATCAATTGTTAGCCTTGTAGGTTGTAATTGAAACTTGTCTGAACACTTATCAATGAAATGCTTTAAATCACTTGAAAGCTCACTAGGCGGCTTCTTATGCGACTTATTAGCCGGACTGTAGTAATAGGTATCAAGCAATATCAATCTGCCCTTAGCAGTTAATCCTGCACACAGACAAGTTGTTGCTGAAATCTCATGACCAGTATCGGCAGAATAATAAAGATTGCGGATATAATCATCACTCGGCAACTCATTGAGTGGCTGAAACAATTTTGCATTGTAGATATTGGTTCCAAGTCCAACTACTTCGCCAAGATAAAGCCAACGATAATACTCTGGATCGTTTTGCTTGTACTGATTAATCAGTTTTAATTGCTGATCAGTCGTAAAGCCTAGATCATCATCAAGATAAGTTGATGTGTCTATCAGATAGTCAGGATCATTTTGCTTGTTTTCAATCCACTCGTTAATCCAATCATACGGATTTCTAGGCGGGTTATACGTCCAAAACACCTTGACTTGTTCAATAAAGCTTGGCTTTTGCCGAATGAATGACGGAATCGACTGGTCGAACACGTTAAAGCCTTTCATGTTGGCAGCTTCTTCGAACCATACACCGATAATGTTTCCCACCACGTTTGATTTCAACTTTTCAGGACTATCTGCCCCATAAAAGTAAAAAGCACTGTTGGTACGCTTGTGGACGATCCTAAGCGGCGACTTTTTAGGCTCATACTCATCTGACATATTCAACATATCGAGCGCCCAAAGGATCTGATTATAGACAGAATCACGCAAGTTCACTGAGTTTTCACGAACACAGATAAAGTTGACCTTTTTATTGAGTTGAGTCCACTTTTTCATCATTGTGACAGCTTTTAAGCCAACAACTGACGATTTAAACGATCCACGGCCACCTTTTAAAATGACATAAGGGCATTTTGTATTCCACACTCGGTAAAAGTGCGGATTAATCATTGACGACATTTTAATAATCTTTGGCTTATGTCGTGTATCATCAATTACCATTGTTGCCATTATCGTTGCCTCCTATATCATCAACTAGCACTGTTTTATCATTGACCTTATTAGTTCCAGCAAGCTCGCCAGCTTTCCACTCAGCAATGTCTGCATCAGCTTTAAGCTTGCGAATTTGTGCTGCAATTTCTTCATCATTTTTATCTGGATAGCGTTTAAGAATCTCTTTAATTGCTGAAATGCGAGTTTTCAAATCGGCTTCTTTTTCCTCTTCAAAAACATTGGTCCCGGCTGAAACAATCACTGTTTCTTTTGCCTCTCCGCGTGCTATCGAAGTTAACAATTGCATTGCTTCTTTGGCGTCCATAATCTTATGAGATTCGATTTCTTTTCGGCGTTCTGCAATGTAATTTTTAATACCAACATTTACCAACAATTTGGAAGATTGAGCTTTGGCATAATTTTCTGAATATCCCGCTTTAATAGCGGCACCAGTGGCGTTTCCTGATATGAGATACTCGTCTGCAAATTTCTTTTGTTTTAAAGTTAATTTCATGTCATTTAAGCACCACCTCCTAAAAATGTGTATAAAAAAAGCCCGCATAAGCGAGCCTCTATGTACACCGGATTTCTCCGGCCACAATCCAAGCACTAACATTTAATTTCGTGTAGAATCAAATGCTATATGCTATTAGTTGACTATCCAACAGAAAGAATTATTTTTTATTGTTTATGGATAGTCATATTAGCCATGTTTTCCGCCATGGCTATGTATGTCGGTCTATTCCCGACTGCCAGAACGCAGCTTGACATTTCTGCCAATCCTGTTATATTTTTTTGCCGTCTTTCCGGCTGCCAGTTAGTATCCAACTGATAGCAATTATCAGTCAAACGATTGTTAGTAGCTTGCAAGAGAGTTCCCTTGTTTGCTACATGGAAAGTGGCCCGATCGGCCGCTAGACTGATAACGGAGTAACCCGTATATTTGCGTACATTTTGGACGTTTGTAAACACGATTATGTGCGATAATATAAGTAATCAAGCGTCAGGGATCGAACCTGATAAGCTCCCAACTTAGCTGCCACAGCCACTTGAACATGCAGATCGTGCTGCACACACTAGCAAAATTATGAAAGGAGGAAAAATCCATGCCGTTATTCATCCAGTAATCGGCTAACCATTACTTAGCTAATTATCGGACAATACCATTATTTCACATTAGGCTTTACATGCACTCCACGAATACTCTACGAAAACTGTATTTTAAAAAAAGCAATTAATCGTCCACCCTCGTAAGCTTCCGCAAACTTCAAAAGCGCTATGTTGAGTCTTTTGTAAAATCCGCTCTCTGATTCAGAATAATTCATGATGAGCACTTTATCTGAAATTTCGTTTCGACTAATATATTTATCAAATATCCTCTGGCGGTCATAGGCGTTTAGCTTATTGATTGCCTTATTTATTTTGATGAGTTCCTGTTCAGCCGTGACTTTCAAAACAACTGCATCTTCAACTGGCTTACTAACTTGATTGGTGATTGATCGTGGCGATAAGCTGTAAGTCGTTGTTACTTTTGGCTCAAATTCCTCATCTGCTAGTCTGACAAAAGTTCTATACTGTGATAAAAGATTAACAACACGTTCCTTGGTCTTTTCCTTGTCAATTGCTGGTAATATTGTCACACTCCGCCACCCCTTTATGCTAAAATGATTTTGTGGGTCATCTGCCAGCAGTGGTGGGTGCTTTTTATTTACACATATTTTCATGCTTCTCACGCTTCTTTTTAATCCATTCTGGATACTTAGTGAGCTTTTTGCCTTTTATCTCTCCGCTCTTAATTATTTCATTCAAAATGCTTCCATGTACCCCTATTTTTTGAGATAAAGATGTCACCGTTTCAATGCTTACAGTTCTTTTTCGGGGATCCTCAACAACTACCCAATGACGTTTGATCCGGCAATCATCATATAATTCTTTTAGCCCATATTCTTTTGCAAGATTTTCAATATCTTTAAAACTCTTAAAATGATATTTCCTAGCAATCACAGACGGCGTTCTAAACTGCTTCATTTCCCAAATCAAATTTTCTTTAGTTAGATCTTTTTGAGAGTGTGAAATTTCTCTAGGGCCTTTTACCTCTTTACGTGTCAATCCTTTTCTGATTTCAAGTAGCCATGGTTCATCGCCATTAACATTGTTTAACCAAAAGCTATCACGGTCTTGCTTATGTTTTTCCTCAACTGCTGCCAATTTAGCAATTGCTTGTTTTCTTGTGATAGTCATATTATTCAACCTCCAATCAGCTCCCAAGTATCATAATCGATGCTTGTATATGTTTGCTCTTCAAATTTCTTTGTAAAATTCAATACAACCATTCTAAAATCGTGTGTGCGCAATCTTACGACTTCCACCGGTAAATTATACTTAAGCTGAAATAAACTCGCTCTAAGGATAAAAATAGGCGATATAGATGATTTCTTGCTAAATGATGCTTTGACATCATAAACGTGCTTAATTTTGCCTCGCTCGTCATATATCACGAAATCAGGCGCATATGTTTTCCCACGCTGATTCATTCCACCTAAAACAAATTTATCGATTAATTTAAATCGCTTATGCACCTCAAACCGGTAACCAGATGTTTTGACATACCGCAGATAAAAGTTCATCTCGGTTTCGCTATCAAACTTGTAGCCGTCAGCTATCCATTTCTTGTTGGATCTGATGCCGTTATATTGTCCTTTTTTCTTCTTAGCCATATTTCAATATTGGTTATTCATCTCCTAAAGTTAAATTGCTATATAGAAAAGCAGTAAAACTACTATGCTTTCAAATGATATTGAACCTACGAAATACCCAATTACGGCAGCTAATACAGCAGCAAAAGCTATAAATTTACATATTTCTTTCATCTACTCATCTCCTAGCTTTCTGCCACACATAGGGCAATAATGAATTGGAAAGTTGCAGTAGTCATTTCCACTTTCAAAGTCATAAGTCACATCAATTTCATTTTCTGCTGTGTCGATATTCAATTGAAAATCACTATTGGCTGTGTCGTTTAAATCAGCTTTTCCATGACAGTACTCACATTTCAGTTGTTCCTTTGTTGGTGCAGATAAGATTTGCCGAACCTCTTGCCGTGTATACGTTACGTCTGTTGCTTGAAAAATCTGTAACTGGTCGTAATATCCGTTAAGCTTTCCGAGATTAGCCAGCAGTTCTTCTCTAGTTTTCATTTATATCCATCCTTCTTGAATAGTTTCAATTATTTCATCAAAACCTACACAATGCTTAAAATTTAGATATATGAAGATTCTTCCTGCATTGAACAGTAAAAACAAAGGCAGCAAAATCACAAACGATACTGGATAAAACAATATTCTTGTTAACCAGAACACTGGTAAAAGCATAATAAGACTGACTAACTCTCTAGTTTTCATTTTTCTTCCTCCAGCAAGTCCGTGTTTTCGTGTATGTTACCCACAACTGCAATATAGGGTTTAAGTTTGTTAAGTAGTAAGTTGCCTGCACACCAAGTTAAAGAATATTCACTCCAGTTAATTGAGTAACAACCATTGATTTGAATACCAGTCAAGCTCCCTGGATGTTTCTGAAATGGATGATTCTTAATTTCAACAATATCGCCTTCGTACACTTCTCTGCCTTTTTTATCGTGCAAACCGGTGTACTGCTCAACAACAATATCATCGCATTTTAAAATGTCTGGGAATGAAACTTTTTGCCATGTATCTGGGCGATCGTACTCTTTTGCTGTTTTATCCCACATTCTGAATTTAATCTCTCTCATTTTCCAGCCCCCATTTCCCAATGTTCAATAAGACTTCATATTCTTCTTTGGTAGATAGTTTTGAAGCTGCTTTTTCAATTTCCCGTGGAGACGAAACAAACAGTGTATCTATGCCCGATATTGGTGATGATGAAAACCTATTTTTTAAATATCCTAGAACTACTTTTTGATTTTCATTCATCTTCTACCAGCTCCTTGCACTTTTCTAAGCCGATTTCTTTGAACTTTTCCCATTTATTCATTTCCGCTATTTCGTCTGGAGTAAATGTGTCGGCGTTTCTTTTGCTAACTAATTCAATTCCCTCTGATCCGTTGGAATTGCGAACTAAATATTGCCCTAAAATTTTGATGTAGTATTTTTTCTCTTTCACAACCTCAATAAGCGATGGGTTGCGAAGACTATTTAGTAACTCCATCTGCTTGTCAAAAGAACCAGCGACACGTGCATTTAATTCTGGGTAGTTGTTAGACTCAACTAAGACGCGCATAGCTTGGTAAGTGTTACTTGAATAGCTTAAAAATAGTTTTTTATATAGCTCATCAAATTCCTTTTTCTCCGCCTCACTAAACTTAATCTTTTTCGGCTTAGCGAAATCTTCTAACTTGCCTAAAATGTATTTACTACGAATCCAAGTCGGGTTTCCAACCCCGTAAGTTAATTCTTTGTCCTTTTCATCAACTTCTGTGATCTCCACAACCACCTTGTCGCCTTTTTTATATTTCATCTTATTTCCTCCAAATCTGATTCATTCCACCAAAATCTGCATTTTAGTCCTGACTCAATCGGCTTAACTCTCGCAGTATTTTCACCGTCATGCTCGTGTATTTTGATTACTTTGCCAATCATGCCAACTTGATTTTTTAAGTGTGTATCAGCTCGTTCAGGCAAAGTTAAAAGCACGTCCTCTTTAATCTTGACTCTGTCGCCAATTTTTAATGTCAATCAATAACCCCCAATTCATTGCCATAGTAGACGCTTTCCAAGCCATCATAATCATTAATCTCATAATCAAAGCCATCTGGAATTTCAACAACCTTAAGCTCCCCAAATTTGCCATTTGCCTCTTCACCAAGGCTTTCAATCGTAGCAATCAAATCTGGATCAGTTCGATTTTTATAATCTGACGGATTGAATTCCCAACGTGGCACATCATTATATATATCACCTTCAAATTCATCACCGACATCTTTAAGCAAATAATATACAATCAACTCATTCGAACATATCTTGGTTTCCTTTACATAATGGCCTGAAAACATTGAAAAATCTGAACTCTCAATGTATGGATAAACTTTCAACCCTTTACGCTTTGCAATCTCTAGCATTCCTTTAACTGAAACGCTAAAACCGCCGAATTTTCCGTTAATTGCTAATTTCATCATCAACACTCCATTTCTTTTAGCTTTCCAACTATCTCATAGCCGTCTATTTCACGTTTGTCGCACTGTGTCTGCCACTCATAAGCATCTGGCACCTTAACGACCAAGAAATCGCCTTTCTTGAGCTTGTACATATCAAAATCGCTCTCAACCAACATCTGTTTCATTTTGCTTCCTCCTTGAGGTTGAAAATAATGTATCCATCTTCAAACTTCCCAATTATTTTGCCATTTTCAATTCTTGTTATATTTTGCATAAATGTAATGAATCTTTTACCTGATAGATAAACATATTTTGCTTTGCGTGGCTTATCGCTTTTCTTGAAAAGCCTATGAGAAAATTGTGTTGGGCTTTTTAACCCTTTAAATGCAATCAATTTATTTTCGGGTGATGCGTATAATTCAACATATGACGGAAAATCCAGGCATCTGCCGAATGCAGAATTAAATGTGATCCTTTCATTTTTAATACTAATTGTTGGAATATCATTGTTTATTCTGACTGTTTGGCTTAAATCTACAGGCTTAAACTCAACTCCATTTATCTTCATTTCGTTTCCTCCAAATCTTTTTCACCTAAAATCACGTCCGTTGAAACATTGAAATATCTTGATAATTTAACAATCAACGGCACACTTGGAAACATTTTCCCTAACTCAATTGAACTAATAGTGACGTCTGAAACGCCGATTGCTTTGCCTAAATCGAGCTGCGTTATCCCGTGATTGATACGTAAGCTCCTTAAATTGCCGTTCGGCTTGTATTTCATCATGTTTCAACCTCTTTTCTCTTACTCAAATCTGCTAATTTAGCTTGCAAGGCCTTTTGCTCCTCAGGCGTGTACTGTTGTTGCTGGTTTGTTGCTTCACTCCAATCAGGCACTTTTTCCTTTTGTACTGGCTGGTGTTGACGATAACCAGATTGACGTTGCTCTTGTCTTTGCTGGTGTTCTTTTTGATCGGCTTTGATTTCATCGACCGTAGTTAATTTATTTTTCTCCCAGCGGTCTAAGATTGATTCAGCGTACTTAACCTTGTTGGAAACTTTATTAGCACCAGCAGCTTCTTTAAGTGCTAAGCAAATGATATTAGTAACCTGTTTAGGGTCTTGATTCAACTTAATCCAGTCTTCAAAGTCGTATTGCAATGATTCTTGCCATATAGGAGCAACAAACCCAAAGTTTTTTTCACAGAACTGGCTAATGACTGAAAAATATTTGTCATATTTTGAGAGCGGCGGCAGTGGCTGTTCTAGCTGCTGCTTTTCTATACTATCCTTACCTAACCTAACCTTACCTAACCTAACCTGTGGTGACGGTTCGTCCACGATACGTCCACGGAACTCATAAGAACCCTTTTCATCGGTGGTTAATTGCTTTTTTTCATCAGTACAAATCGTTGAGTTATAGGTGTCTTTTCGAATATAGTTATGAATTTTCCAGTCCTTGATAACAACAACTCCAGAATCAAAAGTGAAAATAAACTGTTTTGCCATTAAAAGCTTTAAATCATCATCACTTGCACCGACCATTCTTTTAATTGTTTTTGAGTTTGAAACGAAGCCATCATCGTCTGCGTGCATATTCAGATGAAAATATAAAGCTTGTGTCGATAAAGGCATATCAAGAAAGACATCAGTATCAGTAATCTTTTTGCTAAACATTCTTCTATTCGCCATTGATCTACCTCCTAACTTTTGCTGGCATTCTCGTTTGTGCTAATAATTCTATTAATCATTTGGGAGTTATCAGTGATAAATTGATAAAGCATGTTTCCTAATGGAGTAACAAGATTTTCGTCATTAGCTAGATTGTCAATTCCTGATTCATGAAGCATGGCGTGAAGTGATTCGTGAATTAACGTCTGCTCCTCCTTTTGCTTGCTCATGTCCTCCCGTATTTTGATTAAAGACTCTTCGTATTGGGTTACACCCCATACTGACTGATTAGCATCTTCGAGATTTTTTTCTCTTCTTATCTGGTAAAATATTCCACCAATTTTTATTTTTTTCATTCGATCAGTCCTTTTCGGTATAAAATTTATTTGAAAGGAGGTGAAGCTTATGGCTACACCTGAGCGAAGACATTTCCCAGAGCACCCACATAAGCGTGGCCCTAAAACTGTTCCGGTTGGTCCTTCAAAAGGTCCTAAAAAGCAAAAGCCTTATAAAAGGACTCCTCCTCGAAAAGCTTAATGATGTAAGCCCCCACTCGTGGGGTTTTTTTATCCCAATTCAATCTCGCTGGCGTGTGTGAAACCGTCCAATTGTGCTGTCTGCCGACAATACTCGCATTTTTCACAACGCTTCGGCTTAATCTCGCCGTGCATCACGTCTAAAATATGCTGTTGACTATCTTCAACTTCTTGCAAGCCAAAACCCATATAATTAAGGCTTTCTACGTCCGTGAAGTCAATCGCTAACTTAGCTGGTGGAGCTTGTTTGCTTACTGCAAAAATCAGTGGCTCACACTCAACACCAAACGTCTGCTTAATTAGTTCCTTGTAAATTGCCATCTGCAAGTGATAGCCACGATCAAAGATGAAATTGGTGTATCGGCCTAAATCAACGTTCCAGTGTTTTTTGTTGATGTCGTCAACCGTCTTTAAGTCACAGAAGTATCCGCCATCTAAATTTAAGCTATCAATCTTGCCTTTCCACACAACCCCGTTAATTTTGCCTGTAACGATTTTTTCTTTATCTCCTGGTAAATATGCCTGACGGAAGAAATAATCATCTTTGAGGGCATTTATCATGCTATCAGCGACCTTAAAATCAGATCTTAGATGACCGTTAGGGTCTTTTTTTGTTGGCTTTGTCATTGTTTTTTGGCGGTTAGAAACGCCATCTTTGTCTTCTTGGTTCAGCCATCGCTCATGCGCGTCTTTGCTCTCAAAAAAACTATGCACATAATTCCCGACTAAAAGTGGCACCGGATTGCTTGTTGGCTGCCAATCCTCTTTCAGCTTAGCTAGTGCTTGAGCTTCGCATTTTTTGAAATCCTTGTACAAGCTAAAGCTCATGTACTGCCAATCAGTTTCGTGTGTGTAGTAGTTACTTTGCGTTAACGGCTTCAAAGATTGAATGCTGTTCTGGCTCATGTCTTTCCATCTCCTTATCTTCATGCTCGATAATTACGTTTTTTGCCGGCTCTGGTGTTTTCTCTGATGTTTTAGCTTTATCCGTGGCTAATTGTGTTGGCTCTTTCTTTTCTGGCTTAGAGAAGCGTTCAGCTAGCTTTTTAGTTTTTTCAATTTTTGGCGTTACGTCCTTACGATCATCATCTTCATATTCATTGCCAGTCGTTCTTGAAATCGCGTCAACCATCAAATCTGAATCGTCAGAAGTATTAACGAACATTTTAGCTGCTCGGTTTATAACAGTTCGTTTTGCCATTTCCTGCGAAAAGTCTTGCTGGACTGTATTTTTGTAGGCCTTTGTCTTGCTCCATGATTTATCGATTTCTTTTTTTGTCATGATTGTGTAGACTTTTTCATCAGATAATTTTTGCACAACTGCGAAAGCACCAACCAAAGGCTTATCCATGTTTTCAAACTTAGGGATAAAGCTTTTAACAATGATCCGGCCAAGATCATCAGAATCAATTTCGAAAATATCATCTTGGTGGATAACTTCGGCGTAGATGTCTTTGACTTCTTTCAATCTCTTTAAAACTGCCACTGTGCCAAAATACGAACGTTGCATTTGTAACTCATTTCCGTAGGCAATGAAGTAGCACTGCGTTTTAGCTGGACTAAGTCCTTGGGTAACCATATCCAACAAGCAGTTTGCAATCGACTCTTTACTGCAAGCTTTAATGGCTGGCTCCTTATCCTTATTTTTAACTTTGCTAATTGCAAAGAATGCACTTTTAAGCGCATTTTGAGCATTGTACTTTGGCGGCAATGCTAGTCCATTGCTTTCAAGCTCCTTGACCCGCTTAGATACCTGATCAGTGATGTTTTTTTGTAAAGCTGTTACTTCGTTCATGATTATTCCCCCTTCAAGGCTTTTAAAACTCGTCTAGCTTACTTAACTGCTCAACTGGCACATATATATCTGTGTTCAACCAAGCCAGCGCAAACGGCTTGTAATCGACTATTGAGCGCACACGATACGTGCAATTTTTGTATAAAACTGTCATGCCGGATTTAATCATTTTTATTCCTCCACTAACTTTTTGTTTTCATGGATGTTGCCCACAACTTCTCCGTAATGGGTTGCGTAAATAGTTTTTACCCACCCCATTTGAAAAGAAGCATCTTCTGCTGAATAAAAAACCGGCAAATAGTAAGTTTTTTCTTCAAAACTCAAATACTTTAAGATATCCCCTTCGTACACTTCCTTGCCATTTTTATCGTGCAAGCCAGTGAATTGCTCCAAAACAATATCATTCATGTTTCCGCGGTTTCCATAATTGCCTACCCAACCGTCAGCTGAAAAGCAGCTCAGGCCTGTACCACCATTCCACATTTTTGAAATGTGAAAATACTCTTTTCTCTTTTTATCCCACGCTCTGAATTTAATCTCTCTCACTTTTATTCCTCCCCACTGGCTACATCTGTTGACCAGCCCGGATATTTTTCATCTAAAACGTATGCGACCCAGCCCTCACTTGCCTCTCTGCCTAGGTCAAGATACGTTCTAATTTCATCAGCCGGCACAATATCGACATATTCCTTGATTGGCTCAACTAGGTAATACTCCTTGCCCGGTTCAAGTGGCTCATGCTGCCAGTCCTCCGTGTGTAGTACGTTGTACCAGTCAGCAATTGCCGGTTTAATTGTTGTCTGCATGTTTTTCCTCCTCTGCTAGCTTTCTAAACTGTGCTGAAATTTCAAAATTTTTTAATGCATACTGACGTTTTGCTTCCGTAGTAAAAATGCGTGCTTTTTCGCCAGCGGGTAATTTTTCAAATAACTCTTGCCAATCCATTTAATCAGCTCCTTTTGTGCTATAATTGACGTGTAAAATATTTATTTATTCGTCTGAGTCGGCGGCTACCGGCTCTTTTTTGTCGGCTAAATATTTTTCATATCCAGCAATAAACAGCTTGATGAGTTTTAACTGCTGCTCAAGGGTAAATTCAGGTTTGACAATGCTTAATGCATTAACGTCAATACCAGCACCTTCCCATGCAGCTAAAAGACCCGGATAAAAGTATGCTCCATTGTCACGCTTAATTGGATTTGGTGAGTCAAGTTCAACCACAAAATCTTTATTTGTGTCATTTCTAAGCCCCAAGCTTTCGCCATATTTGATAGCTTCCTCAAAATAATCTGCAAATTTTTTCATTTCCATCTCTCCTTAATCAAAATTGTTACTGTGCTTAGAAATATCAGAATGCCGACTCCTAGCAATTCTTGAGCTAATACGCTCAACTACATCAACTCCTTTAATGATTAACCATAAAACTGCAATCAAGCCGCCTATAAAAACGATTGCTGGGAAAAATAACGTGTGTAGCCATAAAAAGCCAATCATTTCTTTTCACTCCTTTCACGCCGGCCGATGTAATAAGCAACAATAATCGTCAAAAACCAATATGCAAACGTCATAGTCTTTCCTCACTTTCTTTTAAATACTCGTCAAGCTCACTTTTGCGGTAGCGCCTGATTGATGTTCCCTTAAGCAAGAAACCCGTTACGAGCCCTTGCTTGCGTATACGCTTGAAGCTGTCGTAACTGACATTTAGATAGTTTGCAGCTTCCTTAGCCTTGAAGAAATCTGTCTCTTGCTGGGCTAATATGCGTGGCACCACATCATCTGAAACCAATTGCGTAAGTTCCAACACAAGCTGGCTTTTAATTTCTGGGGAAAGAACGTCTAAAGCTGCCATTTTTCTCACTCCTCATTTTTCTGGTTTTCCTCTTTGACTAGATCGAATAAATCTAAGCGAAGCTCTTTACAATTAACGATTAGCCGAAGCATTTCAGCTGAAACTTCCTCAAGTGATTCCCTAACATATCTTTCTGCAAACCTGTTTTGCTCAAACGTGCGTTTTGAGTAAGGAGTTCGAATAATTCTGTCAAACTCTGCTTCAAGCTTTTCTCTATCAGCTTGCTCATCGTTGCAAAGCCCAATCATCAAAAATGGGTCATCTGGGTAGCTTAAATCGTTCGTTCTACGTTCCAAAACTGTGCCAAAAAACTTAGCTGCTGCTCGGTTACCAAATTGATAGTCTTTTAATGTCTTTTGAAACTCAGCAGCTTTGCTAACTGACATTGGTCGATACCCTGTCCGATAACCTGAAATAATCTGTTTTGAGTAATTAACTCGTTTTGCAAACTCAGTAGTTGCTAAATCTTTTGCTCTTAAAGCTTTGTCTAAAGTAGTTGATAAGCTCATGAAATTTCCTCCTTTAATTGCGTACGGCTTGGGAGACCGTAAACGTAACTTTTAATGTATATTTAATTTATCTGGAAGTTGCCTATGCTTTTTGCAATTCTTCCTGCATTTTTTTGAATTTGTTGGCAAAGAATACTTGCCCTTTACCTGTTAGTAATGGTGTGTAATTTGTTTCGGCTTCTCCACTGTTATGAAAGAATGTGTTTGCTTTCATCTCGAAAAGTCCTTGATCCATTGCCTTTTGTGTTGGCTTATTCCAAGAACGTCCATAACGAGCAATTAAATATCCGTTGTCACGCAGCCACTGGAAAAATCTGTTTTGACCAATATCGATGCCATCAGCTTTTAAAACTTTTGCAAACGTTCCAATCGCAATACTATTTTTTGAAACTGCAACGACATCTGCAAAGATTGCTTTAGGCTTC